AGATCCTCATAAAGTTCTTTAGATGAAGAATAAACCTTTAATACTTTTTCCTTTTTTATAGATATATATTTCATATTAAGCTATTCTTTTCCATAAATAAATTAAGTTGCCGCCTTGTCCAAGAATATCATTTGAATCAACATCTTGAAGGTGAATAAGTGCTTTGCTTGCAGCAGTTCCGGTAAAAGGGCCCTCTACGGTTTCAACAAGATCGTACCTTGTGAAAGTTTGAGACGCTGAATTATTTCCAGTACTCCCACCTGTTCTTGTCCAAAACTGTGTTACGTTGTCGGAATTTTTAAAAGCAGGAACACAAACAAAACCTACATGATAACTTGTATCAGTAATAGCACCAGGAAGTCCACTAAAAGTAAGGGTATTGTTTCCATTCAAATCATACTGATGTAAAGATGTTCCGCTATGAACATAAAGTTTATCTACACCATCCGACATAAATCTTTCAGCAGATGCAACAGTAAATGTATTTGACGGACTAACCGCTGTAAATGGATTTGTTCCGTTTGACGCTGATGCATTAAAAGTGTATTCTGTTACCGTAGTTCCGTCTTGGCTAACTCCCCAATATCTCGGTGTTGTCTGGATATTTGTTGTAGCCATTAATGGAACAGGAAGTGTAAAATAGTTGGTTTGTGAATATCCGTTTGTTGAGCCAGTAAAAGAAGTGAAAGGGGTATAAGCATGTTTAGCTGCACTATAAAAACTATTAATTCCAGGTCTGTGAAATCCAGTAAAAGCATGAGTGTCATTATAAAAAGATGAACCAAAAACCCATCCCATTGGGTTTGTTGTCCCTCCTGGGTCTTGTGAATATCCGGCTGAAAAAGGCCCAGTTGAGGCGTAACTCGTAGCTATATTAGTGTTATCTTCATCACGAAGAGCATAAGACCCATAATTATTACTTCCTCTTAATCCAATCGCCTGAAGATGAACGCCATTATAACCAAAGGATGTCCTACCAACGTAGCCTCCGCCTCCACTAAAAGTATTTGATGACACAAGTAAAGAATTAGTAGAACCAGAATACTGTGAAGCCTCTAAAACTCCAGAATCCGACGAAAGAATAGTAGCGGCTGTTTTAATCCAAACAATATTGTCTGCGTCTGTGTATACTTCTTTTCCTGAAGTAAAGCTAACACCTACGGGATTTTCAAAAAAAGCAAAACCTCCTATTGGAGTTCCTCCGCCTCCGCCCCCGTCTAACTGTGTCGCTCCTAAATATACTGCCATAATTTATGTTGTTATATATAATGTTGAGGCGCTGTAAGAGCCTAAAGCATCATAAGCTGATTGTGTCAGTGTAATTATTTTAGCTACAGATGAGTCTACTTTGCCAGAGGTAATTGTTGTATTGGCTATTTTAGTTCCTGTTATAGTAGCGTCTTTTATAACGTCTGCTGTTACTTGTGTTGCTGCCATTTTTTATTTTTTACAAATTTACAAATTTTAAGCGAATGCCATATATAAATATGTTCTACCTGCAAAATTATGTTGTTCGTGATTAGTGGCACTTACAACAAAACCGCTATCATTCATATCAAAATAATAATTAGTAGCACTTGGTTCTGAATTATTTAAGTTTGGATATAATATTTTGTTTGCTCTATCTACAACAGTACTTCTGTTAACATCGTACATATTCCAATTTGCAGTTGCATCAACATTTTTTATCATAATAAACGATGGCTTAAATCCTACATCTGAAACTGTTACGGTAGATGTGCCCAACCCTTCATAAGTGCCTATCTTACTATATCCAGCTACAGAATGCCAGCAGTATGTAATCATATTATCAACAGAGCCATAGTCGGTTGTAAAAACGCTTGATGTTGGTGCTGCTTTTGTAGAATTATATTTTGAATCAGTTCTATCAAGTGCCACATAATCTAAGCTTCCATCAATAACAGTGGTATATGTCCACCAAGAGGCAGAAGTGCCAAGTCGCTTTGTAATATATAGTTTAGGTGGTAAAGAAAGGCCGTGCCCTACTGTATCACTTGAATTAGTTGTGCTTGTATACTTCACAATACTAAACCCAGCTTCTGGATTAACACTAACCAAACTTGTAATATTTCCATCTTGGTTTATAGTAGGTAAATTTCTATCATGGTCTGCAGCTTTCCAATTCCATGAAACATAGTTTTCATTTAAAACATTTTGATTGCCTGTGGTCCCAAGTGTAAATCCATCTGTATTAAAAGCTGTTAATGAGTTTTCTGTAAAATCCCGATTAGGAAGATCACTAGAAATACCTTTTGTTGCACCTCTTACAGAATCAAAAAGTCTGTGATTTCTAGGGTCGACCCTACATTTTAGCCAAGTAAAATCTGGTTTAAACCCGACTCCTGTTATAGACTGCGTACCACCATTTCCTGTATATATTTTAGTTTTAAAACTATTAGCTTTGGTCGATGCTGTAGTATCTGGATTTGCAGCTATGGCCCAAAATAAATAAGTGCCTGATGAATGATTATAACCTGAAAAAGTAGATTTTGGTTGAAATCCATTAGAATAGAATTCAGTTTTCCAATTAGCATCATCTGTTTCAATATTATATAAATTAGCTAATAATCTTTTATCTTTTTCTTTATCAGTATCTCTTTTATTATCTATAATCATCCAATGTGATGCGTATGATGATGTCGTTCCTTTAACTAATATAAAAGCGGGTTCAAAACCTGTATAAATAAAAGGACCATTAGTTGAACCGTTCCCAACATAAGAACCTATACGCTGATAACCATCTACATTTGCAAAACAATAAGCAACTTGATTTCCGCCGTTACCCCAAAAAGCACCTGTTGCAGGAAGCTCTAAAGTAGAAGATTTAATATTCATAAAGTTGCCAGAACCATAAGCATCGGCATCATTTAAAGATAACCAATTGGTGGTAGTGTTACCTGTAGAAACATTAGTATAAACTCCCCAATCTTGAGCAGTATCTAATCTTTTAGTAATTACGAGAGAAGGGGCCTTACCCAAACCATGCCCGATAGACATCCCAACTGTATCATTAGGACTATACGTAACAATACTAAATCCAGATTCTGTATTAGCACTTACCGTACTTTCAATTGTTCCATTATTATTTCTGGTTAAATGACCAGGATTTTTAAATGTTACATTTGAAGGAGTCCCCGAATACGTATTGTTAAGATCTCCAGCTCCAACGCCTAAAGGATATGCTGCTACACAAGAATCGTCCCCTAATACTTGTAAAGTATTTATAGTGCTGGCTGTTTCATTATAAAGAGTTGTGACTTCTGAAGCTAATATTGCTTTATTAAATATTCTTACTTGGTCTATTAATCCAAGCCAATTATAATTTGACCCCGCACTATAATTTAAATCGCCAATTACTCCTGTTGCGTCAGAAGGGTACGAAGAAGAAACAGATACGGTTTCTGTATCTTGTAAAGAACCATTAACATAAAAATTAGTTACATTAGTAGAATCATCTCTAGTAAAGCATACGTTATACCAAGTTAATTGTGTTAATGTGTATGTATGTGTTAATACATCAGAATTTGTAGAAGTACCGTTTCCTGATCTTACTAGCCATTGACCATCACTTGGCCTATACAGAACCGACATGGTTCCCGCATAACCATTTGCATTCGTATTTAGTTCGATAAATCTTATCCTATTGGACGTTGTTGTATTCCCTATATTTACCCATCCTGAAACAGTTACGTCGGCCGTTAATCCTGTAAGCTTAGGCAATGTTATCCTACTACTACTACCATTAAAACTAGCTGATTTGTTTAATAAACCTCCGCCTTTCCAGTTCCACGATACAAGATTATCGCTTGTTTTATTAATAATATTATTAGTATGTGAAGTTGCTCCAAGTGTAAACCCATTTGTATCAAAAGAAACAAAATTATTTAAAGTTGGATAGGTATTTTCAGCAACATTTTCATTTGAATAAATCGCTTTAGAAGTACCTGTTCCTCGGACTGAATCATACAAGGTGGGGTTATAGTTATTATTCCTACTTTTTATCCAAACCAAGTCAGGCTGAAACCCTACTCCAGTTAAAGCGTTAGTTCCACTATTTCCAGCATATAGTTTTGTATTAAAATAACTTTCAGGTGCAGTTATAGTATTAGCACATTGTATTTCGTTATAAAGTTTCGTAACTTCTGAAGCACTAATTGCTTTATTAAATATCCTTACTTGATCTATTTTACCATCAATATAATAATCATTATAATTACCATACCATCTACCTATAACTAAAGGCTGATCTGTTTGAGCAGGAGTAGCACTGTAAGCTGTTGTTCCTTCTAATGAACCATTCACATATATTTTTATATTTGTTCCATCATAAGTTCCAATTATATTATACCATGTGCCCGCAACTGGATTTGTTGTGCCTTGAGCTTTTGCCCCACTAGAACTTGCAGTACCATCTGCCCAAAATTGAAACGGAGTTCCATTTTGATGAGCTATAGCCCAACCAACCTGAGGTGTTACTCCTGTTTTAAAATTTGCAACTATACCTGTTGAAGCAGCTTTAATAGTATTAAAATTTACCCAACAAGAAACACTAAAATTTTTAGTTGGTTGTTGTACTGAATTAGCAGCATATAGGTAGCTATTAGTCCCATTAAATTTACCAGCAAATCCATATTTGCCTTGAATATTAAAATCTACATTTGATCCAGTTAAATTATATAAGCCAGTTTCATCTGTAGGATCAGCCATTTTATAATATGCAACAGTAGACGGATTAGTTATGGTACCCAGTGCTGCTGTAGTTGTAGTTTCATTATAAAGACTATTTACTTCGCCGGGGCTTAACTCTTTACTAAATATCCGAACTTGATCTATTTGACCACTAAACCAAGCAGAAGCATAAGAGCCATTAACATAACGACCTCCTATTCTAAACGCATCAGATGTATCAGTAATTGCTACAGTTGTTGTATGAGTACCATCTAAAGTACCATTAACATAAGTTTTTAATATTGAACCAGATGCAGTGCCACTCATTGTAAGTGCACAATGAACCCACTCGCCTGTATTTACATTTGCGGAAGACGTAGGACCATAATTTTCACCTGAACCATTTCCTGAGGTACTATATAGTTTGTTATTATAAACAAACATATTTAATCCTCTAGCATGGCTTGTTCCCCCGTTAGTTATTATGCTTTGAAAACCCGTTGAAGTAGTTTTAATCCAAGCCGAAAAACTTCTTGCACCTCCAGAAGCATTTGGATTATCAGCACTTATATAGTCGTTAGTTCCATCAAATGAAGCAGATTTACCGAATTTACCTGTAACATAAGTCGCTCCAGATAAAGTACCGCTATAATCGTATGTTACATTTGATGCTGTTCCATTTTGTGGAGTTGACGTATCTAAATCATTTGCATTTCCTTCAAAAGTATATGCTGCAATACAACTAGTATCCCCTAAAATTTGTAAAGTATTAGCCGTAGTTGTAGTCTCATTGTAAAGTGTCGTTATTTCAGAAGTACTTAGTGCCTTATTAAAAATACGAACTTGATCTATTTTTCCGTCAAACCACATAGCACTATTAGAATGCTTTCCTATTGTACTAAAAGAACTGGGGGTGTAGTTATCAGTTAAACCAGCACTTGTATAAGTGCCTAGGGAGGAGCCATCTAAAAATAATTCCCACTTAGAGTTATAGGTTCTAGTTAGTATCACATGATGCCAAGTGCTCGTAGACAACGTTCCTGCAGTAAAAATGTCAGTATATGTTGCCTGCCTATCTATCCAGGGTTTTATAGTATTGCCGTATAAATAAAGAGCAATTCCATAATCTGAGTTAGACCCTCCATACCCATCTGTAAAAAACAATGGTGTATAATCACCAGAGGGTAAAGTGTCAGCGTTGAACCACATTGAAATTGAAAAACTTGAACTAAAATCAAAAACACTATTTATTGTTACAACAGAACTAGTCCCATTAAATATAGCCCCTTTACCAAACTTACCTGTACTAGACGCAGTATCATTAGCGTTGTCTTCAAATCTATATAAAGCTGTAGACTGAGTTGAGCCTCCATCTAATATTTGTGTAGTATCTGTAGTACAAGATACTCCTCCAGTATTTATTATTCTTTTTCCTAACATCTATTGTGGTTGCTCTGTTTCCTCTGTAAAGGTATAAATGTATTTTAATATTGACTCTACAGTTGTAAGCGCTGCAACTTCTGCTTCTATAACATCTACTTTATCTCTAATTTTTTTTCTTTCTGCAAGTATACTGTCCGGTATTGCAGTACCTAATTCCGCTTTTCTGCTTGAATACCAGTCAGTTGGAGATAATAAATTATTAGCATCTCTTTTAACACTAGAGATAATATCTGCTTTTAATTTATCTTTATCGTATAAAGGTTTTGTTTCTTCTGTTTTATTGCCTTCTTCGTCTTCTACTTCAATTGTGTATGTAGCATCAAAATCAATATTACTTACTGTATATGTAAATACTTTATTATCAGCATCCCAAAATATTTGAGATAACTGTTGTGTTACTTTGTCATATTCAGGAGTTACAACATTATAAAAACCGTAATCTTCTTTATTTGGGAACAATCTAAAATTCATGTATACTCCTTTTTCATCTTCCCATTTATTAGGCAAGCGATTAAATGTCTGTATCGTTCCGTTTTTCTCTATTGCTACCATTATGTTGATTGTTTTGATATTGATAAAAAGTATTCAGCAGCTCCAGTTTTTACTATTTGTATAAAATTTTCTACTGTCGTGTCATATTCTCCAGCAATAATCTTTGTTCCTGTTGGCCATGTAATACCATAAGCTCCTGATATAACTAAATCTTTAACCATTCCGATTTCATCATTAGTATAAGTAAATGTTGTAGCCCCGCTAAGTGTTTTTGTAAACACTTGCGCTACATCCCAATTTATCACTGTTCCGGACAATGCAGAAGATTCTGTAAACTCTGGCCCTAATTGATCATAAGAAACAGAATTGTCCGCTATAACCGATTTTTTAACTTTTGTTCTTGACATAATTTATTCTTTTAATTTGTTATTTGTAATATTTTAGACCCAGGGAAAGCTATCTGTTTCAGTACCTTTATTTAAATTAAATTTTTGTTCTATTTCTTTTTCAGCCAAAAAGTCTCTTACGCCATCCTTAAACCAATCTATTAAATGTTGTTCATTTAAATTTTCGTATTCTATAAAAGACTCTTCAGACGGTATATCTAATAATATTTCTTTATCTACATAAAGAGATTTACCATCTTTAGTTCCTGTAATCCGTAATTTAAAACTGTTCACAATATCTAAAAGCGTGTCGTTATACTTTCTTAATGATAATATTTGATATGTGTGTGAAATCATAATTTAAGTTGTTGCTATTAATTGATACGTTGGCCTTTGGAAGGTATTTTCGTTACCTCCCGGTATATAATTATTTTCACCAAATCTCCAATCATATGTGGAACTATAAGATGCAACTCTATATTCTAAAGTTTTATCACTAGTCCAGCTTCCTATTATTCCACCTGCTATATTTTCAGATGACGCTCCTACTTGAAGACATCTTTGAACATTAACTACATTGAAATAATCGTCAGACCCTCCATACAAAGAATCGTGCGACCCTAACCAATCTGTACCGTCTATAGTTATTTTGGTCAACCATATAGGTCCATAACTAGCATCTCTTACATAATTAAAATTCATAGCGAATAATAAATTTTTAGTTCCTTCAGGAGGTGTATAAGCTATAGTACTACCTGCATCTACAAAAGTTGTTCCCGGAGTGAAAGTTGCAGTTAAATTATCTGCTGTTTTATCACCATTTGCCGTTTTTATAGTTCTACCATCTGGCATCCAAATTAAATGTTCCAACACATTTGTACTAGATGCAGCCGGAAAAAATGTACTTAAATTACCCATATTATTGTCCTATTATTACCCATCCGTTTGTTGCGTCAGAGTATATTAATTCAAAACTTGCTGATGCTGTATCTAGTGTTAAATCAGATGCAGCACCCATTATGTTACTTCCATTTCTTGCAACCACGCAAGTTGCAACTCCTGATCTATTTGATATTTTTATCCACTGTCCAGCCTCTGGTGAAGCAGGAAGCGTTAAAGTTAAATTAGCTGTAAAAACATAAACATGATACGCTTGAGCGTTTGTGTTACCACTTATAACACTTACATTTTGCTTTAAGTTATTTAAAACAACATCTCCTGATAAACTACCCACAGAAGTTACAGCTGGCACAGATGCGGTATTAAGAGAGTTAATAGATATTATTTCTACTTCATCTCCAACGTCTGGTGCTGTAGTAAATACTATATCACCACTGTTTAACGCATAAGTTGATTTGGATTGGTAAACACCATTTATATATACAAGAGTAAACTCCTTTGTTTGAGGAGCACCGTTTGGTGTTGAAAAAGTTTGATTGGACCCGTCTCCTGTTCCAGTGTCCGAAACCATATTTGCATATGTCAACCCAGATGGAGTTATTACTTTTCTACTTTCAACCTCTATGGTATCTCCTGTAGTTGCAGAGTATCCTGTTAGAGTTAAAGCGTTTCCACTTAATGTATATGTAGATTTTTCTTGATATACACCATTTATGAAAACATTAGTGTGTTGTTTGTTTTCAGGTGCTATTGAAAGTGTTAGGTTACTAGAATAGTTAGCCCCATCAAAAGTATCAACCTGTAATACCCCTACATCTGTAACAGCAGGTGCTGATGTATAATGTATTACTTCTATGTTATTTGTTCCAACTGGTGGCTGGTACCCAAAAGTAAGAGTTGTACCAGACATGCTATATGTTGTTTTAGATTGGTAGACCCCGTCTATAAACACATATGTATTATTTTCGTCTGCAATAGATTGAGATAAATTGTATGATTGTGTTCCAGAAACTCCACTTAGAGTATCTCTTGCTACAGTAGTTCCTCCGCCTCCAGCACTACTTCCTGTAATTGTAATTGTTTTAGAAGCACCACTTCCTGCTGCAGTGACAGTACTACCAACAAAATTTAATGTGGTTGCCGCAGTACCTACAGCGCTTCCCTCTTCTTGTATCGTTATACCGCTTGCTGCACCTGGTATCGTTATTGTTTTAGTAGCACCCGTGCCAGAGGCAGTGACTCCTGTACCCACAAAATTAAGGGTCGTACCAGAAGTAGAAAGATCGCTACCTTCGTCTTGAATTGTTAAGGTGCTTCCGACTGTACCTGGCTCAAATTTACTTCCATCCCAAACAAGAGCCTGTCCTGTAGATGGTGCACTTGTTGTGGTATCTACATCAGACAAAGCATCTATTGAAGCAGCCGCTATCCTTGCATCTGCCCTTGCGTCTGTGTAATAAAGATTAGAAGAACCTTCATTTAAATCATCAGTTAAAAAATTTGTTAAGTTTCTTGTATTAAATACAGCCTTCCAGCCCATCTTAACATGAGCGCTACACTGATAGTATAATACGTTAGGTGTTGTCTCTAAAGGTGTGATTTGAGTATAAGCACCGCTTTGACCAGCAGATGCAGTCGAGTAGCTTACTCCTGATCCAAATATAGCTGTTTTTGCCTCGTCAGTATAAAACCTAAGAGGGTGGTTTGTATTGCTTGAATCTGATTGATCAAACTTATAAGTATTTCCTACAGCAAAAGTTAACTCAGGCGATTCTATACCGTCTATAGAATATCCTAAACTAGAGGCCCCGGCTACACCGTGTGCTGGGTGTGCTGCAGTTTTAGTTACAACAGTAACAACCATAGTCTTTACGGTATTACTATGCTTTGTAGCTATTTTAGAATCTACAATTAAATCATGATCAAATTCTATTTTATCTGAAGTAAGACCTTCTAAGTATGTACTAGCGTCCGTCTTTACTCTGTTACCCATTCCAGTACTATTAGGAGAGTAATAGTATAAATTTGGATATTGATAACTACCAGTTATTTCGATATATGAGCCTGATTGTCCAGGTGTTCCTACAGCAGTGACATTGGCTGTATATGATCCAGTTCCAGCTCCGTCTATATTTTCACTAAACTGAAAATCATGATTTGCATTTGTAGCATCGCTTAGATCAAACCTATATTTAGTTTCTGGTAAAACAATTAAAACAGGTAACTCACCTCCGTCTATATAAAAAGCATTTCCTCCTCCTGTCTTGCTTCCTACAGTTACAGTATGACTTTTGTATGCTAGGGTAGAGGTAACACCATCTAAAAAATTAATTTCTTGAATAGTAGAAGTAATCCCTAAGTTTGTTAGTATCTGAGTTTTTTCTGCAGAACTTAAAGTTTGAGAAGAATCAAATCTTAATCTATTACCTAAAGCTGTCGTTATGGTAGTAGAAAATGCTGCATCATCCCCTAAGGCTGCGGCTAATTCATTTAATGTGTCTAACGCTGTTGGAGCACCACTAACAAGATTTGATATTGCAGTATCTATTGCATCTTTAACAGCAGCATTTGAAGGAACCTTTGCATCACTATCGTTGCTATTTATTCCTTGGGATTCTATTGTCAGATCAATAACCGATCCATTAGCCAAAAGAATTTGTGCTGAGGTTCCTCCTGATTTTACAAAAGAAGCGGCGGTTGCAGCTCCAGTTACTGTTAAATCATTTCCTATGGTTACATCATTTGGAAGTCCAACTGTAAACGTTCTGTTTGTAGAAAGATCTTGCGCTCCGGTAGGAGATACCTCAACTTCATTTGTAGTCCCTGCAACCTCTATAGTTCTAGAAGAAGGAGCGACAGTAATACTATCAGTCCCATCTGTTATTGTAGAATTTGTAGGATTGACATCTATTGCGCCAAGCTTTGTCCTTTCTGTGTTTGTAATAATAGATCCTGATCCTGCGTCTGTCAAAGCAGTAGCTGTGGATCCTGTAAAAAAAGCTGTATTTACATCTGAAAGCTCAATTACGTTGTGAGCAGACAAATCAGTTATATCTGAAGGTATGTTTAATATTTCATTAGCAGCACCTGTTGTAGCAGTAAAATCTGGTTTTACATTTACTTGAGCATTAGCAGCTATACCGTTCAGTTTATTTAAAAGAGCAGTAGTGAAGTCGTTTTCTGAAAGAGCTTTACCGGATACAACATCAACCTTTGCATTTAAAGCAACTTGAAGTCCCGCAATGCTGCCTATCCCTAAAGAAGATAAAGTAGCTGCATTTATTTGACAAAAATTAACAACCTCTCTAAGTGTATCCAAAGCAGGTTTATCTGCTGCATCAACGTCTAATAAATCAAATAGATTGTCTGTAAGATCTTTAAGTATCTTTCCTTGATTTGCAGACAAAGCTTTATTTGCATCTGTAGAGGTAAGGTTATCTGTTATGTCTGAAGGCTGTAATGCTGTTCCTAAAGTAGTTCTTTCTGCGTCAGTGATTATTAGTCCAGACCCAGCATTAGTAACATCTTCTAAGTCTGTAACTAAAGGAAGTCCATAAAATGAAAGGAAATAATAACTGTTTGGCTCAAAACTTCCGTTTGATTCTTTATGGGTTACAGTTAAAACTAAATACCTGGTGTTTGAATGATTCTGAACATTAGTAACTCTAAATACACCAAACTTGTCAAAGTCTCCTTGCTTTGAAACTTTTATTTTTTTGCCTAAAAATGAAGTTACATAGTTTTCTACATCAATACCATTAACAACTTTCTTTGATACTATTATCTGAGTTGTTGCTGAAAATGCTTGCGTAGCCGCAACTCCACCAACAAGGTTTAATGCTCCCGCAGGATCTGCAGCAGCTGGCTCAAACGCTTGATATTTAAAAACTATACCATCAAATAAATCAACTCCACTTAACTGATTTATAACGTCCATCAGACTTTGAATAGTAAAATTCTTAGTTCCTGATGTTGATGAATCTGTCCCTAGCAGCTTGTCCTGAAAAGTTACATTACTATCTTGATCATATGTTTGTATTCTAGCCATTATTTGTGGTTTTTATTACCCATTACCTTCTCATAAGACCGCCCGCCAAAATATCCTGCAAAAACAACAAAAAGAAGCTCTTTCACAACTGATAAACCTTCTATCTGCATATACCATCCAACAACAAAAGAAACTGTAAGAAATATTAATGTTAACGGCCTTACATTAGAAGGAAGCCAACCGCTTCTAGCGTCTGCCACCCACCTTCGTGTTATGCCATCCATTTCAGCTCTTTCTAGCTCTAGTTTTTTTAAAGCAACCTGCTTGTCTTGTTCAGACATGTCGGAGCCTCCTATAATAGCTTGAATAACACTTCCAACAGGAGTATCCTCGGCAATAGCGCCAACGACTGAAGGAATTTTTTGAAGTAAAAATTTTCCCACGGCAGTTTCTTTAAATGCTTTTTTTGCCATATTAATATGTCCAAATTGTTTTTTCAGGCGCTCCTGGATATCCTATTCCCAAATGCATAAACCCTTTTTTTCTACTTATACCTATTCTAGTAAATCCAACCTGAATAGCGGCTTTTACAAGCCTAAATGTTTTTCCGCCACCAATACTTTCAATGTCAACAGCCGCTCCATAAGAATGTTCTCCAGGAGAATCTTTAGCTGCTTCAATGGGATGACTAGGGCTCCTATAGCTCGAAGTAATTTTTATCGGGCTACCATAGGCCTCTCTTAACTGATCTAACATAGTTAAGAGTTTTTCATCCATCATTTCATAGTCACTAAATTCTGATTCAGAAAAATATTTCATTTGTACTTTTTAAACATCAACTTATACAAAAGACTATTCCAGGCTTGTTGTAATTTATCTATAAATTTTTTCATTTCTTCTTTGCTTTCTCTATAATTTGTATCACAGTGTAAACCAGCGTTGCTGTTAAAACTAAAGTTGATAACGCAGGATTTATGTCACTTATCCCAACCCCTGTAATTGCAGAGATATTTATTCCATATACTCTCAAATCTTCCATTTTTTTTAAGGCTTTCTGCCCCGGTTTTTACTTCTATGCTCTTTAATCAATGTGCCATCCTTTTGATGAGAGCAATCCATTTTATCTCCATTACCATACGTTCCGTTATTTCTATTAAACCTATTACATTCAACTCTTTTTTTTATAGCACTTTTCTTTTTTTGATACTTTTTATCATACTCAGATTTAACACGCCTTGCTTTTGCGCTATTTTTATAATAAAGAGCTGTTTTGCTTAGGCCCATTATCCTCTTTTTTTTCTTTTCTTAAGAACATCAAAATCCGCTTTTGTTATTTTGTTCCTAGGCGGAGCAACAGATGCTATTTTTTTTTGTTTCTTCGAGTATTTACTTGTAGGCATGATTATGTGTGTTTTTTTTGAATTTTAAATTCCGCATACAAAGAAGCTCCTTTGTGCTTTACAAACTTACCGCTATGTTTCATTAACTTAACATCTTTTCCTGATTTCATCCAATGATATCCTGAAGGTGCTTTTATTTTTTTTGAATTCATCCTGTTTTTACTTTAGCTTGCTTTGTGTTGGAAACAAATTGTTTTCCAGATCTTCCTTCTTTTTTTTTCTTTTTAGCTGTTGCCGCCCTTTCTGCTTTAGAAAGACTTTTTGCTTTATTCAAAGGTAAGCATCTATCTGGATTTTTTTTATTTTTACTTGTTCCACATGGTCCTAAAATAGATCCATCAGTTCCTATTCTAACCCATTTTTGATCTCGCCATTTTTTTAACTCACCCATAAACTTTATTCTTCACACTCACAATCTTCTTTCTCACAAGAAGCCTTTTCCATCATACATAAAGCTTTACTCCTATCGTCATAATCAAGGGCTGCTTTTAATATAATTTTATCCATAACATCATCTTGATTATCAAGCATTTGTTTTTGTAAATTTATAACCATTCTTTCTAAGTCGTCTTTCCCTTTAGTAAGCAAATCTATTTTAAGTTGTTTCTTCTCTATATCTGACTTTAAGGAATTTACGTCATCAGGTTTCGCTCCAGTTATGGTTGATATAACAATACCTATAGATGCACTTATAGTGCCAATAAGCATCATAACCACTTCTTTATTTGTGTCTAATACAGGAAACTGTATAAGAACAACAATTATTCCTATAACAAACAGGAATATAAACAACGATCCGATATAGTGACGAATTTCTCTCGCCACTCCATTTTTTGGAAGATTCATTTCTTTTTTGTTTTTTTAGCGTAATTAGGATCTTTACAATATTTTGATGCAGCCATACTTGCATAAGCAGAAGGCCACTTATCAAACGTTCTCTTTGCCCAGGCTACGCCTGATGGGCATATCTTATTTCTTTTCTCTTTTGCCATAAGGGAATAAATCATTTAATGTTTTTCTTCTTCCTTCACATCCACACGGTTTGTTAAAAGCTTTTGATCCCGCATCAACAATAGCCCTTATTCCTGTAGCTTGAGTTACAGCAGCAACGGTATCTCCAAAACCAGCGTGATTTTTAAAAGGTCCTTTCATCCTCTTTTTTTTGGTTTTACAACCTCAGTGTCATTAACAACTGGTTTTTTAGTGACGAACATTGTCCCAAAGGGCCCTTGCTTCTTTGATACAACTCTTTTCTTTTTTTCCTTATCAAAAGGTCCCATCTTACCGTAATTTGTACTTCCTACTATGGGATAATAACCATTGTGTTTCATATCTTAATATTTTCCTTGTTTTGATTTAGGAGATGATTTAGTAGACCCTCCTTTTCCGGCCCATAAGTCTTTACAAGCCCAATATCTTGCAGTCAGTTTGTTTTTTGCCTGGTCACACTTATGTCTTGCTTTAAAAGATTTTCTGGCGGCAGCTGAGTAATTGTGCCCATAACCAGATGCCCCATAATGAATAATCTTTTCCTGTCCTCCAGAACAAGCCTTAACGACCTTTTTCTTTTTAGGATTTGGACTCTTACGGGGACTGTTACAAGTCATCTTACTTTTATCAACTTTTGTCGCCATTATGGTATTTTCTTTAATGAGACAAAGATAAGAATTTTAAATTTTGTAGATTTGACTACTTATAATGAAATCATATGTATCACAGGTACTACCTGAACAAAAGACCAAGAAAAACTCCAGTATATAAACCAAGGGAAAAGGAGTTTAATTTTTTAAAAAACTGGAGAGTTGTTAGATACTATATTCAAAAAAGATATAGTCTTACTTTGTCTGAGCTTGAAATGCTCCTTTTCCTTTATGATGAAAAACTTTTTGACAAGGCTACTTTTTTTAGTTTTGCAAACTGTATGTCTTGGGATAGAAGCAGGTTTAATGATATGAAAAAAAGAGAATTAATATCTCTTTGGAGAGAAGGTAAAATATCAAAACACAGAGAGCTGTATCAACTCAGCCAAAAAGCAAAACTAATATGCTCTCATACATACAAAAAGCTAGTTGGTCAAGAACTTATTTCAGAAGATCCATACAGAAATAATATAATGAAAGGAAACACATACGCTGATAAGGTTTACAGAAACCTTATTAAAAAAATGAATAACAAAACTACAGTTGATTCTCATAACGGTAAATAGCTTCCTTAAGTATAGAGTAGTCTCTAACTTTAGTTAAATCCTTAAGGTGTCTCATTTTTAAGTTTTCTCCTTCTGAAGTTAACACATCAATCCACTCTATAACTGAAGATATCTTTTTTTCTCTTTTAATCAAACTATTATTGTTTTTTATGAGATCTTTAATCTTTGGGGTTACAAGCCTTTGAATTGTTCTTTTACTACACCCTAAATTTTCTGATATAGAATCCTGAGTAGCCACGATTCTTGAACGATACATTGCATCTAAAGCTAAAAACAAATCTTTTTCAGTATAAAAAACAGACCTTCCAATTATTGTTGCTGTAATACTCATTTTTTCTTCAGCAGAAATAATTACATCTGGATTAAAAATAACCCGTCTTTTTCTACGACACCAGGGAATTACTTTTTCGTGATAAACAGACTCTATCATTTGAGAGATTCTAGCTTTTCCATAAGTACGAACAGCTCTTCCACTCTCCCTATTTCCAAGCCAGCAGAATAACCCATCAAAAATTTTTAGATTTATGTCTGGATTTAAGAAAAAGTAAACCTCAGCATAATACTCTAATTGATCAAAACTAGATATCTTACTATATATATACTGTATATCATAGTGGTTAACAGGAGATGAATACCAAACAAAGTCCATTCCATTAAAGTCATGATTAGTGACTAGACTATGCTGATCATCTTCAACATACTCAAATAGTTTCACAGAATAACTACAATGTTTTTATCGTTTACTACCGTTAGTTTTTCCCCATTGATTCGTATATCAGAACTAGCAGCAGAGTCATAAAACACATTATCCCCGCTATTAATATCACTAACACCATCTCCAACTGATTTTACTTTTGCTAATTTATATCTTAAATTCATTTCGTTAGCCTCAGTCATAATAAGGCCCATTGAATTTTTAACTTCTTCTTTTTGCTTCTCCAAAACCACAAAAGATCCTATAGCTTTAAACTTTTCTGAACTCATGCTCTTTTATTTGAAATTACACAGTTAGTTTGTAATATTGTGGTTGCCACAGAAACAGCGTTTCTAAGTGCATTCTTAGTCACCTTAAGTGGATCTATAATGCCAAAAGAATACATATTACCTACTCTGTCTTTTTTGACATCATAGCCGGTAGTATGCCTTCCTGAGTTAAGAACTATCTCTGAGTTTTTCTCTGCATTTGCTCCTGCATTTGAAAGAATAGAAATAAAAGGCTCTTCAATGGCCTTATAAAGAACATGATACCCTTGTTTTACTTCATTGGTCTTCCCTTTAAGCTGCATAGAAAGTAACTTGTTTGTTGCGTGAAGAAGTGCAGATCCTCCTCCTGGAAGTATTCCCTCTTCAAGAGCTGCCCTAGTTGCAGACACAGCATCATCAACTCTGTCTTTTTTCTCTTTCATTTCCACCTCACTAAGAGCTCCTACATAAATAGCAGCAATGCCTCCAGACAATCTTGAAAGGCGATCTTTATAGTGCCAGTGATTATCTTCATCCTCTTTAGATTTCAATATTGATTTTACTCTCTCTACTTGTTTCTTAACAGCGTCAGCTGTTTTTTCTAAATTTAGAGTTACAATTGTCTCTTTGTTTGTAGACACAGACTTTTTAGCCTGTCCAAGAAACTCAGCTGTTACACCATTCCAATCATTACCTGTATCATCAGAAACAACAACAGCTCCTGTCATAACCGCTAAATCCTCTAAAAGCTCAAATCTGTTAAGACCAACTCCCTCAGGAATAAGAACATTAACTTGAAGAACTCCCCTGGCTTTATTTACATTAAGAGTATTAACTACAGCCGTTTCAATATCTGAGATTATCAGTAAAGGTCTTTTAGAATTCATAGCCACCTTTAACGGAATCTCTATGTCTTCAATAGTATTTATTTTCTTATCAGATACAAGAACAAATGGATTATCTAAAATCGCCTGATTCTTCTCTTTGTCTGTTATAAGGTATGGAGAGTGAAACCCTCTTTTAATCCTGGTTCCTTCAGCAACATCTACATATGTTTCTTTTGACATAGACTCCTCTATAGTCAACACACCGTCTACCCCAACAATATTATATGCATCAGATATTATCTTACCAAGCTCCGAGTCATTGTTTGCAGAAATAGAAGCAACATACTTTAGTGTCTCCTTGTTAACAGGCTTAGATTTGCTGTCTAGAAAGTCACAGACGACCTCTGAGGCCTCTTCTATAGATTTCCTTAGTTCTGTTACATTAAGGTTTGGAAAGCTCTCTAAACTCTCGTATGCTTGATTTATAATAGCTTGTGCTAATACAATAGAAGTAGTTGTCCCATCTCCTGCCTCGTCAGCAGTCTTAATTGATGCTTGTTTTACTATTTCAGCGGCAAGATGCTCTACTGGATCTGATAAGTTTACATACCTGGCTACAGTTACCCCATCTTTAGTTACATGAGGTCTCCCTAAATCGTCCTCTAAAACAACAGTTGTGCCTGCTGCTCCTAGAGTAGATTTAACTGCATTAGCAATCTTGTTTACTCCGGACCTAAGTTTGTCCTTTGCGTCTTCATTGAAGTCAATATCTTTCTCAATCATGTTATATTGTATTTAATTTATGCTACAAATATAACAATATTTGACTATACTACCAACGAAACTCTACTGTAAAGATTAGAAAATGAAATGCAACTCCATCAATCTCACGCTCTTTAGTGACATAAGCCTCTGCTCCGATCATTAAGGCATAAGGAACTTGAAATACAAATGTAATATCCATAATATTCTAATTAAAAAAAGGGACCTTAATCTATAAAAAACCAAGATCCCTTAAGTCAAACCCTATATTAATTAACTTAAACAAAAATTAACTAATCCAAAGATATAGATAATAAATGTAACGACAAAAAGATGTGGCGGGAAAAGGTGACAAATAACTGTACACCTATAATAGTAGATAGTTAATGTCCACTTTTTATGCCACCGTTAGAAATGTGTAGTATTTGGGTTATATATATAATACAACGCCCGACATCCTACAGAAAACCCAACCACAAACACCACCCCCCAACGAAAAAACGACAGCAGGCGAAAAACTTTTGACGTTTGCCTCTCTTTGGGGCGTTTAATCGGGTAAGCTGTGGAAGTTATCCAGGGACAGCGACCAGCCCCCCTTTTAAGATTACAAACACCTAAACAAACACCCCCTAAAGAACTCCAGCTGGAAAAATTACAACTGCCCAACATTACCAGCCAATTAAACCAGCTCTTTAAATAGTCCCAACCTTGAAAAAATGCTTTAACCTGGTAAGCCCTAATAAATCCAGCCTATAATAAATAAAATTGACAAATCCAAATAAATAAAGAAATAAAACAAAAGACATAAAAAAATTTATATTTCCACATTTTTTGCGATTACATTTTTTTTTCTCAATAGTATTGTATTGACTTTAATTAGTCCAAAATTTACGTTCATTCAAATACTTTAATTATGCAAGCTACAAAGCAAGCGACAGCCCCAAAGTGGGTTGTCAAAACCAACGCAACAATCCAAACCCTAAAAGGAAAAAAAGATAAAAGCTCTTTTGATTGGGTAAGGTTAACCAACGCAACCGATAAGCTGGAAAATAAAAGTTTATCAAATGTATTTAAAAAGGTTAAGGAGTTGACCGAGTCTCAAAAAGCTGGAATTCTTGGAAAGTCTAAATTTCCAGCCTTTAAAGACTTTAAAAATGTTGCAAAAGAGGGAAAAAATTTATTCTCTTTTTACGATGGTTTAATGATGTTAAGAAAATTTAACAAAGTTGAAACCATTAAAACAAAGGTTAGGCGACAAAATGCCAGCCAGCTTAAAAAAGTAGGTTAGAACAATTTTTTTGGGGGTGCAATTCCCCCACTACTTACAAAATTTATTTATCGGCAAATTAGAAATTTTTATTTCTTAAGTAGTAAGTTCTTTGCTCAATGCAAATAGTCCAGAACTAAAAAAAGAACCCAAGCCAAACCGGTAAACCATATTGAAAAGATGAAGGAGATGACCCTTCAAGACAAACAAAGGTAGATTATACCCCTGTTCAGTGGTGTGGTGCAACGAAACCATAGTAAAACAGCTAAACAAATATAATCAACTGATGCAAGTACTATTTTCAAGTCCAGCACTTCAACCGAATGAGTAGCCACTTTGGAAAAACTCATTATCAATAAATTGTGACATAGTCGTGGTAAGCTATGTAAACTCAAGACATTTGGCGTATTAACTTAATGCTTTTTGCACATTGGCAAAAACTCCAATTGAGAGGGAAGGAAGAAGGCGAGTCGCCATCCGTTTGGGCGACATCAGTACAAACGTAAAAATCGACAACAACCTCACGAGTGTAGAAAATATCTCGTGGGGTATCTAATTTTTAAAACCTTAATACTAATCTAAATAAATACATTATGGGAAATCGAAGTTATCCAATTTACAACGTAATTGATTCGTGTGCTTATGCAAGTACGCCACACAAAAAAGGAAACAAAAGCTATGGAGTGAGAGATCATTCAGAAATCCATGTAAAAGTAGGAAGTAGCGGGACACATTCAAATGATTTCTGCACAATTAAACAAACAAAAAGAGACTTTGGAGATTGGTCAGTATTCCGTTTGAAGGTAGATAATAAGATAATCAAAACTGCCTACTTCAACAAAGTAACTAAACACTACACAACACGCAAACCTAATTCACTTAACATTAAATAAACAAATCATGCAAACAATACCTATCACAAACAACAAAGAACAATTAGCACTTAAGATAATTGAGAAGCTGGACATCCGAGATGTTGGAGAGTTCAAGCTGGTAATGACAACTGTATCTATGCTTATGGATATGTTTGAAGATGATGAAGAAATCGAGATGAAAATAGAGAGAATTCAAGACTTAACAGAAAGAGATTGGGATGGTTTTGGATGCTCTACATGTGACGAAGTAAACGAAATATGCAAAGAATAATTACAATCTACGCAGGATTACCGACGGGTAAATAGAATCTCGAGATGAAGTGAGGGTCATGTTCCTCCTCCTGCGTACCACATAGGGAACAAATACTTTTTTTCATTTATTAATTTGTTTGGTTTGAACTGAGGGATGAGCCGTTCCCTTTCATCCCTCTTAACCAAACCTAATCTAATCTTAAAATTATGACAACACTAACAGAAAACAACTTTGAAGTAATTTCTAACTGCGAAACCAGAGAGATAGAAGTAAAACTAAAAGGTGATGCAACACATTACCGATCAATTTTAATTCGATTCACTGAAGATGGTGACAATCCAATTTGGATACACGAATCTGACAAAACTAAAGGAGTAAAATTTTATTACGAAAACCTTTATGCACTTCTCCGAGAGTGGGGATATGATTATGATGAGATCACAGATCACGCATTAAATGAAATTTAAATTTAATAAAATGAAATACAAAATATTAAGACAAGAAGCATTTGCATCTATATTTAATCTAAATGCTGACTTTGAATATCAAGGAAAAAAATATCAAGTTCAATGCATCTATGTAAATGGAGATGGACTTGAAGATATAGAAGTGTTTAACGAAGATGATTCTTCGATCCAAAACAATCTTATAGAACAAAAAGTTTTAGAAATAGGAAAGGAAATTTTAGAAGATATGGATATTGACAAACACTTTACACAATATTAATTTAAAATTAAATAAAATGGAAAACTTAAAATTAAATAGCAGTGAATATGTTTTAGTGGATTTAGAAAATAATCCTTTAGAGTCAATAGATACATGGTATGACACTGATATGGTGCGTTGGTATTTTTACGATTCCACTTTAGATGAAGAAGAAATTAACAAACAAATAGAATTTCTTGAGTTAAATGGATTCATAGAGGTAGATTACAATATGAAATTTATAAGGATGACAGACTTACCAAAGAAAATACAAAACAAATATATTAACCATTACAAAAAATCTAATCTTATTAATGAACACAAAAGTAATTGAAAAAGCTATCTCCTACAACGGGGATAGCTATATGGTATGGGAGTATACCAATGACAACGAGAGCAAAGAAATAGCGATCATGGATCCAACAGGGTATGATGTAAGTCTAATGACCAAAGTCATCGAGGATGGCGATGTAGATTCGGAGGTACACATTCTATCTCCTGATCCTGAAGAGTACATACACCAACAATTTATAAACTTTAAAAATTAAATAAAATGGGAAGATATTATAGTGGCGATGTGGACGGAAAGTTTATGTTCGCAGTACAATCAAGCGATGCACACACAAGATTTGGTGCAGAAGAATTAGAGCCAGCCTATATTAATTATGAAATCAGCAGAGATAGTTATGATGATATAGTCAAGGAACTGGATTCAATTGACAAGGGTTCAATTGAAAGGGTCAGTAAAATGTTTGAAGAAAACGATGGTTACAATGATGAGACCGAGAAACAATACAATGTTACAAAAGAGGATTTATCAGAGTATGCAGACTATCGTTTAGGAAAGCAAGTTAAGGACTTCTTTGATGATAATCCTGATCTTGACTATTGTTGTTTTGAAGCAGAAATTTAAAACTGAAATAAATTGGATAAATAAAATTTAAAACTAATGAAAGTAAAAGAAAAATTTATTAGAGAACGACAACAGGACTTCCCACGCATCAAGATGATGCAAGAATGGATTGATAATGGTTATGTATGGTCAATGGAGGGATCGGTCGGCAGAGAGGCTGCGAGAGGCTTAGAACTTGGTATGTACTTCCTACCCAACGAGTCATTTACCAACCCCTATGGCCAACACATACCATCAAGAGAGGAAATTAGAATAGGAACCGATGGATCATTAGATAATGCTTATGACTTTTATAATGATGACAACAACCTATGGGAGCTTGAATTAGAACATGATTTTAACGAAAATAATGACCAATGGAACTAGAAACTACATTTAGAGATGCAAAAATTACCCCAACAAATTACAGGTTATCCTTTACAATGGTAAGGAATGACAGAACGTTTATTGTTAGGTGTCTTATAGACATAAAAATAAACGAGCTAACGATCATAGATGCTAAATCAAGGCGGAACATCTATGGCGTAAATATATTTGAAGATGCCTTGCGTATTGCTAAAGAACTGCACAACAAGGTAGACTTTGAGACAATAGAACAACCCTTTTACATAACTTAAAATACAATCAAATGAAATTAAAAAAGATTACTCCTTACATGAGAAACAAGGTAAGAAAAAACCTTAGGAATTATTTTGACTTATCAACAGAGAGGCACCTTTACAATGGCAAGTCTTGGTATGCTGAGGCTCATGAAATAGTAAGATCAAAATCCGAAAGATCAAACGGACAGTTTGATGTCTACACAGTAGCAGGTGTTTTATCTGCACTATCTCCACGAAACAAGTGGGAAAGAAATGTGTTTGACACAGGCCAGGTACTTGAGGCAGTCCAGGAAAAGACGCCTCCGGAAGATGTAAAGGTATGTACATTCAACACAAACAAATACAAGGCCTTTGCAATTGCACAGGGTAAAGTAGGAATAAACAAATCAAGCAGGAAGACTCATGCTTTCATACAGAATATTGCGACATTAAATGAAGACTATGTTACGATAGATGTTTGGGTGCTGAGGGCTATGTTTGGTAAGACCGTAGTGTCTGGGCTAACCCCCAGCAGGTACGATGAATTGTCTAGTATATTATTAGATGAGGCGAGAAAGGTGGGACTCAAAGGCTATGAATATCAGGCCATCATTTGGGAATGCATCCGGGAAAGATATTAATAACAAATTAAAATTTAATTAAATGGACCTTATTAAAATTAAAAACATCATAACTGATATTAAGTCAGATGATGAGTGGGTACAGGACAGTCACGATAGATCCGAAAAAACAGGAGTTGACCGAGGACTTGACTTGTTACTTAGACACCTAGTAGACATCGAAGAGTCTGATGAACACAAAGACGAAGAGATCGTAGATGTATTATCACGGGATTTCCCAAAAGTATTTGAACAAATTTTAAATTATTTAGATCATGAGTAAAGTAGTACAATTAAACAAACCCCAGCCGAAAAAACCTACACGACACTCCGTAACCAAAGAGGAGGTGTTGGATGCTATCCATTATTTTCATGTAATGGACATGCTTGAGGATATGAAAACAGATGAAAGGTATTATATTGAAATACTTTTAAGGAAAGTAGCTAATGACTACAAGATTCTTTTAGAAATAGATAACAATACAATATTATAGATATGGGATTAGATATGTACTTACAGCGTAAAAAATACGTTAAGAATTGGGACCACAACCCAAAAGAAAAGTTTTTTTCAGGCATAGCATTTGTGGGTGGAGAGCCAGTTGACCTCAATAAAATAAATACTATTACCTTTGATGTTCATTATTGGAGAAAAGCAAATTGGATTCACAGATGGTTTGTTGAGAACGTACAAGATGGAAACGATGACTGTGGAGAGTATTACATTGACAGAGGCCAACTTAGATCTTTGTGTAAAACAATTGATAGCATCATCAAAGAATACAATTTTTTTATGCCTCACAAAATGACACCAGAACAACTTCAGAAAGTTCAAAAGCTAGCAGAGAATAAGATGCCTGCTGCTGAAGGATTCTTTTTTGGATCACAGGATTACGATGAGTATTACTTTGAAACACTAAGGGAAACGAAGGAAGCTATTGAAAATTCTTTGAGCTCAACACCGGAAGATGAATATTATTATTCTTCTTCATGGTAAAAGTTGTTAACAATATTTGGTTAATTCGCTAAACCAACTTAAATTAGCGGAAATTAAAACTCTATTTATTATGACTAAAATTAAACACCACAGAGGTAGAATGTCCTTTCAGGGCAAAGAATTCCTCGGCAACATTAAGGAAACTGATGTTGAAACAATCAAAAAAATGTTTTTTCAAAAGTTTGGTAAGCATCTTACTGAACAAACAATTAAAAGACATTTGAATCCTTCCAAGCCAAGTGTTAAGGAAACCGTTCAAATAGTACCTAAAAACATTTCAGTACTTAACGGAAAAGTTGTGTATTATTGGGGAAATTTATGCGTAGAGATGCCTTTAAACGCATTTAACACTGGTTTTATCATTGCACTCAAGGGTGCATATGTAGATGCATTAAGGGAAGAGTTAAAAGCCTTGAATGCAGAAGTTTAAAAGACTTCCAACCGGTATCATCGTCATGTCTCAAAAGGGGCATGATGGTGTTATCCGATACACAACGCTCAACCAAAAAAAACTTAATATTAAATATAGATATTGCCTTTGGTGGAGCATGACCAAGGAACTACTAAAAAAATTAAATATAATAACATGTCAAAATCAAAATCATTAGTAGAAGATCTGTTTGATGGCTGGGCACATGTGTACCAGGAATCAAATAGAGTTGCCCTTCATTGGATGGAGGAGGAATACTTAAAAACTAAAAGAAAAAACAATGTTACAAAAGATAAAAACAATGATCAAAGAATCTCGAAAGATGAGGAAACACAGAGACTTCGTGGTGGACCAAATGATGGAACTTCACAACTCGATACCTCAGTTGGCCTTGAACAGGGCGCTTCACAAGATAACGAAGAAAGAGATGCAAACAAAGATCGAAAACAGAGGAATACTTCTTCTTAAAAGAAGAGAATACTTAAAACAAATATAAAACAATGGTAGATATTTTAAATTTAGAAAAAAGAAAGTATATGTTAGAGTCTATTTGGAGCCAGGCTTCTTTAGACTTTTTAGTACACGAATTTATGGATGGAAGTAAAGCAATTTTCGCTCCAGGACTTAAGCTAGAGTTGATAGGCGAGAGACTAGAGATGTTTGGCACTAGATCTGACATTTATAATATTATGCCCACCTATGCGGTGTGGTATGCTTATGAGAATGGGTTAAAAATGCTTGCTAATGCATGTAAATATACTAACGCTTTAAAAAAATCAAAACAAAGCGATGGTTTAACTGACAGAAAGCATGTAACAGAACTACTAGATACAGTAGCTATGTATGAAAAATTAAATCTAATAACACTTAATCAAATTAAAGAATCCTATGACACCAAAACTCGCACAGAAGGTAGCTACACTTATAGCTTCACTTGAAAAGCTCAGAAAGAGCAAGAAAAATCCATTTTATAACAGTAACTATGCTGACATCAACCAACTCCTTGCGCAAGTAAAACCCTTGTGTAAGGAGATAGGGTTGACTATTCTTCAGCCAATTGTTGACGACCATGTTGTTACTGTTGTTATGGATAACGACACCGGAGAAATCTTCCCAAACTTCAAAAACACTGAAGAGATGAGGGGCTTAAAGATTATAAGACAACAACCACAAGAAAAAGGATCTGAAATTACTTATTACAGAAGGTATGGCCTTCAGTCTCTATTACTTTTAGAGGCAGAAGATGATGATGCAAATAAAACAAAAAGAAGAAATACACCTGTTGATTCAGGAAAGTATCACAGAGTACAGGCTAGTAATAATGATTCTGATTTTGGACTTTAAATAATAAAATTAAAATTATGAAAAATAATGAAGGACATCACTCTTTTGAAAATGAAATCTTTAATCATTATAGAAAAGAACAAGAGGAAATAAATAAAAGCATAGCTTTATTAAAAAAACACGGATACATTATCTATGAAACCGAAACAAAAAAATTATGAAACTTTTAGACTTTCAAAATTATCTGTTTAGGTGTTCCTCTTTAGGCAAGCTAATGACAAGTCCAAGGAACAAGAAAGACTTGCTTTCAGCCACAACCAAAAAATATCTGCAGGAAATACACAAGGAGGTTGTTTTTGGTAAGACTACTGACATTCAATCTAAGTATTTAGATAAAGGTAAACAGGTTGAGGATGAATCTATAGAAATGTATGGAAGGGTCAAGTCAATTCATTTTCAGAAGAATGAAAAGTTTTATGAAAACGAATTTGTTTGTGGAACCCCTGATGTTGTAGGTGAAAACCTTGTAGATATTAAATCATCTTGGGACTTTACCACCTTTCCAATGCACGAAGAGATCCTGCCCAACAAACATTACTATTGGCAGATGCAAGGATATATGGGCCTTACAAAAAGCAAGAAGGCAACTGTTGCTTATTGCTTGGTGGACACTCCTCCCCTGCTAATACAGGATGAGGTTAGAAGATTATCATGGAACTTAGGAATGATAGAGGTCCCTGATGAATTAGAGAGCGAAGTCTACGAAAGACTTCAGTACGCTGACATCCCTGAAGAACTTAGGGTAAAGGAGTTTCACATCGAGTACAACGATGAGGATGTTCAGCGATTGTATGAGCGTATAGAGATATGCAGGGATTATTTAACGGACCTGTCTGTAAATATAGGCAGTCGAATACCTAAAACTATAATTTAATATTATGAGTGATTTTAAACACAAAGACTTTACAGGAAGTCTTTTCAAAAATGAGTACAAAGAAAAAGATACTCAGCCTGACTACAAAGGAAGTGCTACTGT